AAAGGTACTTTTATGTTACAACTTCTTACAGATCCTAGTACTACTAGTGCTGTAGCAGACGCTATGAGAATTACTACAGGTGAATTAGATGCTACACCTGCAAGACTTGCTAAAATAAGAAAAATGGCTATATCTTTATTTTTTACAGAGTTAGGAGAAGAATACCCTGTAGATATTAAATCTCCTAGCTGGTTAAAAGAAAGATTACAATTTATTCCTAATATAATAGATGGAATATCAGCAGCATCTAAAAGAAAAGAAGTAGGTATTTCTGAGAAAATGGAAGATAGTACAAGAAGTCCTTTAATTACTCGTCCTTCTCTTTCTAGCGAAGAAATACGTAACTTATATGACTCTAATTAGGAACACAATATGATACCTTTTATTGGACCATTGATTAGTGCCGTCAGTAGCATAGGCGGCTCTTGGATGGAAAACAAACTTCAAGAGACTAAAGCTAACTCACAAGTAAAAGTAGCTAAAGCTGAAGCTGAAGCCGAGGTACACAAAAAGGTAGCTACTGGTGAGATTGAGTGGGAAAAGACTATGGCTAAAGCTAGTGGTGATAGTTGGAAAGATGAGTATCTAGTAGTAGTACTAACTGTGCCAGCTATTTTAGTGTTCGTTCCCGGCATGGAAGACCTCATACAGAGAGGCTTTATAGTACTAGATACTCTACCTGAGTGGTATCAGAATGCTCTTATGATAGCTATTTCTGCATCTTTCGGTATCAAGGGCTTCTCTAAGTTTCTAGGTAAGTAGTTTATTGATACTGTCGTAGTAGTCCTTGGTTAAAGCATTAGCTCTTTGCATGAAGGCACTTATTACGTGTGTGTTTTCATAGCTAGGTAGCTTCTGGTTCATTGTTTTTAAGAAGTCCTCTACAGGAACAAAGTGGTGTTCTACCTCTATGTTTCCTTGTGTGTTTAGTATCACTGTTACTTCTGATAGTACGGTTTTAGCTTCTCTCATAAGTCTACTATTTCACAAACACCGGCACTACAGGCCAACTCTTGAGAAGCTTTAGTATTATCCTCAAACTCAAATTGATTTAACTTATTCCAATCTATGTCTTTAGGAGTAATGTCGTACAGTTCTTTGTACTCTACTTCAGTGCATTCTTGATAGGGAGCTTGACGGTATGTGTGATCAGAGTACGGTAAAAAACTAATACCGCTAAGACGATCAAAGTTTTTATAGCACCATGCTCCTACTTCTAACCATTCATCTTCATGTACACTAATGGTAATAGAAGGTTTGTGTTCACACCAGTGTTCACTGTAGGTCATCCACAACTCTAGATGCTCTATTGCTGTTAAGTCTTTACGAAACACTGCTTTACTCGCGCACTTAATTGGAAAAGAAAATACAGTAATATTAGTAGGAGACATTACGTCAGGTTCGTTACTAACTCCTGACTCTTTAAGAAATTTAGTTAGAGGGTCTTTATTATCTCCTCGTACAGTACGAATATAGTACGGAGAGTGACGAGGATGTATACCACTAGCGGAGTCTGTTAACTGGCTTACAGTTCCAGAAGGCTTCACACACGTAATTGCAGCAGAACGTGGTATTCCTAACCTATCAGCCCATTCTCCATTTACCTTTACCGCATGGTTTCTTAATCGTTCTAAGAGGCTCTTCAGCTTGTCTCCGTTTCTATTAAGTAACGGGCAATCCATGATGCCTGTTAAAGATACACCTAGTAAACGTTCTTTCTCTGTTGTGTTTTGCCAACGCTTACGAATGTAATGAAAATCAGTTAACGTAGATTGAAAAGTACCCAGTATAGTAGCGTACTCAACTTTCTGCATTAAGCTTTCTTCTGTGTCATCATAGCGACACACTGCTTCTGTTAGATTACAGAATTGATTAGGTAACAAAATGATCTCACTACACGGATTAGTGCCGTAGTCAGCATCCTTAGAACGTCTATCAAATCGGCTTGCCTGTCTCTGTGCCGCACTTCTATTGAACATACCTCGTTCACCTGACTTACTCATGATCAGAGCAGTCCACTCTTGCATAAAGCTTTCTACGCTAGGACGATGAGTATAGGATACAGAGTTGTTAGCTAACGCTCTCTGAGGTTCTGTTAGATACCACTCACCAGCTTTAGCGTGACGCATACGATCATCATACAGATCACTTAGAGACAACAAAGCAGAGCGTCGTACACCGCCAGATACTACAACGTCACCAATCTTACAGACGATATCGTGACATTCAATAGATGAAAGCTTACGCCCTCTAGCGTCAATAAATATGTTAATGACAAACTTAAATAAGTCCTCTAAAGGTTCAGGTCCAGAAGCTCTACCACCAAAGATTTTAAGTCTAGAACCTGCAGGACGTATGTTACTGTAGTCTATCTTAGGTATACGATTAGTGTATAACAGACTGATAAGATCACGTAGGCTTCTAGCCCAACCTGTCTTGCTATCTGCTACCGAGATAAGATCATTAGTGTATTGAAATGACTCATCAGGAATATCAGGAAGATTGTTAACAGCGTTACGTTCTACAGAGAAACCTACGCCTGTACCATTCATTAATATATATAGTATTTCATCAAAGCATCGTGGATTATCTATAGGAAGATATGAGCAGTTATAACCAGATATGTTTTCTCTAGCTAAAGCAGGACCAGCAGTCATTAAAGCTCTCATAGATGGCATTACTTCTTGCTTCTCTATCATACCTCGTATCTTAGAAAAAGACTCTTCAAAGTTATTCCAAGAACCTTTAGTCTTACTTTCTAAACTGTTTACGTGATTAGACATAAAGGTAAGATAACGATCTATTGTCTCAGGCCAGTTTTCTCGTCTTGACTCTGTGTCATCCCAACGTGCATAACGACTCTTGTAGATAAAGGATTGATAACCATCAAAGGGTACGCTCATGCAGCACCTACTGTAACATTAAAGTTAGTAGTAGTATTAGTTAATGTTTTTTCTAAATCAGCGTACATATCCATTTGATCAGTAACTACTACCTTTTCTCCATTATCATCATCATCTTCTTCTTGTATATGTATTAACTTAGCTAGATACCATTTAGCCTTATGTAGATCTGTTAGTTTGTTACCCTTATAGTTACAACGCCATAAGTACTTAATGATGTTACCTTTTAGATAGTTTTCAAAACCACTAAGAGTCATAGAAGCTTGAATAGCATCTATACATTCAATGCCGTATTCATTTAAGTTGTAGTGTGCAGGATGATTAACATCCTTATCAAAGTTATTATTCAAAAGTTACGTTCCTTCATCTGGTTCTTCTTCTTTTATACCAAATTTCATCTTAGAGGTCAATGGTAAATCTATAGTTTCTGTGTCTACGCTTTTCTTGTAATCTGCAAAATAAACAATAGGGGCTTCTTTTTTCTTATTTATTTCATCTTTAATTTTCTTGGTTAGAAACGTATACCCTTCTGAGACAATCTTTTCTGTGTCTTTCTCTAGAAGAGATAGTAGACCATACGCTACGCAAGTGCTAATGGAAGGTTCTAATACACCGTCTGTAGCTATAGCCTCAGTCTCTCTAGTAAAGTCAAAGATAGATACGTTAAAGTTACCGTGGCACTCTCCATCATTCTCTAGCACCTCTTCTAGCATAATAGCTACACTAGCTGTACCTTCTTCGCTACTCTCTTCAGAGGTTTTATCCAATATCTTCTCTAAAGCTTCTACACTCTCTAGAACTTTACTTTCTATTTCACTATCGTCTTTATCATCCATTCTTTAGGAACCTTTTTCTCTGCGTACATAAAATTATATTTGTCGCACCAACCACCATAAGTAGTCTTAGAGTGTTTGTGTAATAAGTTACGTGCATTTTGAAATATAAAACGTATATCAATATCAGGATGTTGTTGTTTAATAAGCTTATGTTTAGTTCTATCTAAAGAGGTAAGATATCCTTTAGTTTCTATGAAGAAGCCATACTCTATCAGATAAAAGTCAGGAGTATACTTTCTAGGTTTAGGAACATAAAGTATCTTAGTAGGCTCATAGGTAGCCTTAATACCTCTTTCTCTTAAATCTCTAGAGAAGTCTGCTTCAAATCTAGACCGATATCTTGCAACCAAACTATAGCTCCTCTACCTTATTGTATAACAACTCAGCTTCTGTAATACGTCCTGTATTGTAGTCATAGTACAGCTTAGTACATTGTCCTGTCAAGCCACTAAATCTATTTTTAATAATTCTAGCATAGGTTGTGTGTCTTTCTATGACGCAATCAGCTTGTCCGTTACGCTCTAGAGCTATAACTATGTCACTTAACTGACCTATTGAGTGTGAGCCTCGTATATCATTTAAACCCACATCAGCAGTGTTAGTCTCATGAGAACCACTAGAAGGTCTACGTAGATGTGATACCATAAAAAGACAGATACCTAGTTCTTGTACAAGTGTACGTAACTTAGTCACGCAAGAGTCAATAGTCTTTCTTTCATCCATAGAGTTTTCTTGTGAACTCACTAGTATACTGATGTGATCTAAAACAATGTACCTACATCCTAATGCTCTAACAAGATAACGTATTCTAGAGATGATGTTCTCTATTGTATTAGAACCAAAGTGATCAAAGAAGAAGAAACGATTAGAGCCTAATACTTCTTTAAAGGCTTCCTCGTACTCCTCATCCTCGTAAACAACATCAGGAAGATGTAAAGGCTTATTAAGATGTAACCCCATCAAGCTTTCAGCAGTAGCGCGAACACTTTCTTCCATGAACATAAGACCGATGTTCTCGTCAGTATTTCCGTAGATGTGATAGATAATCTCACGTAGAAAGCTAGATTTACCTATGCCTGTACCTGCACATATAGTTACTAACTCACCCTTACGAATACCGTAGGTCATATTGTTTATACCTTTAAAAGGGTAATCTACAATAGACTTTTCTGGACCTTTGATAAGAGTTTCCCATAGGTCTGTACCAGCTACTATGCCGTCAGGTGTAAAGCTATCTGAATTCCACCAATCAGAAGAGAACTCAGTCTGCTTAGACTCCATGAGATACTCAGAAGCATCCTTGTAGCGCATGTTCATGATCTTAGCTTTAGGTGATAATACTTCAGCTACCTTACGAGCATTCTCTATACCGACTTTATCGTTATCAAAGCATATGATAATATTCTCAAAGCTCATGAGATACTCGTAGTTGTCTTCAACGTCTTTACAGGCTCCTGCCGCACCTGTCTTAATACTTACGCAGGGCCATTTACTGTCAAACATCTCATGCGCTGATAGAGCATCTAATTCGCCCTCACACAGAGTGATGTACTTACCACCCTTCTTAAAGAGTTGCTGACCAAATAGACCTGACTGTCGTATGTCTCCCTCAACAGAGAAAGACTTGTTAGCTCCTCGTACTTTGTTGGCTACGTGTTCGTTCCAAGAGTTAAAGTACGGATAGTAGTGCTTATCGTTTAAAACAGTAACACTGTACTTGTGTGCAGTAGACTTGCTTATTTGCCTACGCTTTAGTTCTTGTGTTTGACCTACAGTAAGAGTACTGTTTTTAGTGGTTACTTTGATAGCTTCTTCTAGCTCCATGACTTCACCGTCCTTACGTACTTTTCTACAAGAGAAACAGAAAGACCCGTCCTCGTATATGGTTAGAGCGTCACTACTCCCGCAATCAGTGCAAGGAGCGTGTGCTTGTACTATCTTACTCATGTTACATTATCACTTTTTAAACGTTTTTGCCTAAAGAAACTAGCATGTTCTGGATTACGATGCATCCAGTACCTAGCATAGTATGCTGTATGGTTGTTACTAATCTTAAAACTTTCGTTCTCTATATTCTCTACAGTCTCTACATCCGTATGCCACCTGATCCTTTCAAAAATAGCTTTGGAACTGTAATGTTTATGCCCTCTTGCAATAACTTGAAAAGTAAACTTATTAAACAAGGCATACACTGAAGGGTTAGCTTTATGAAATTTGCACCAAGCTAATTTTAATTTAGAATATTCCATCTCATCTCTCCATTAATCTCTATAACACTTCTACTACATTAGGTTCTTTTAATATTTTAGTGAAGTGTTTCCATCCATTAGAATATTTAAATGTTCGTAATCCTACGCCATCATTAGAGTCTGCCCAACATCTGTATTTGTAGTCACAGAAAGAGCAACCTTTATCTATTATTCTGTTACCACTAGCACCTTCAGGTTTATCTTGATGGCATTTATCTGGAATTTCTTTAGAGTCTATTACTTTCTTTATATGTCGTATTCTAGCAGGAGCGTCTATAGTCATTAGCTCATCCATTTGTAGTAGACATAAATCACCACTATTCTTATTAATGGTAAAGAAAGCTCCTTCTTCTAGTTCCATACCTTCCATGTAAGAGCTTATCTGTGCAATGTAACCAAAGGGATCATCGTTTTCTAGAGTACCATCTTTAAACTTTTTAAAGCCATAGTCGGATGCAGACTTAACATCTACTAGCACACCGTCAATAACAGCGTCTATGTGTCCTTTAATACCTTCTACTATAACTTCAGCTTGTTTATGTTCTACCTTATGTCCTGCCTCTGTAGCAAGATACAAAAGAAGAGCCTCTAATATGTGTCCATAAAAGAAGCGCATACGTAACTGTGGTGTTTCTTTACGTGGTATAGGATCATTAATCTCATACCAGAGTTTACGATCATCACGACCTACAGCAGAAAGACGTAAACGCTTACGTTCTCCCTCATAGGGTTGTAGAAAACGTTCTACCTCTTCTTGCATTACACTTAAAAATTCTTTTAGATTATCTTGATCTAACTCTTCTTTACCATGCTGTAATAGATGATGTATATCTTCTATTAGCGTGTGTATCTTTTTTGGTTTACTTGGAAGTGGCATAGTCTCTCCTTAAAATTAGTATCTAGCAACCCCGACCCTCGTTACTAGATGTTTCATCTCTTATTACAAGATGACCCCTACTATTGTACTTAGTCTATAACTCTACAAATCTTCTACTGTATCGTTAATGTCTAAGTTGTTTAAAACATAACCATCTTCTTCTTCTAGATCATCATCACCAACGTAGTCTTGAAAATCTACTACCATTACAGTATTAAGTGAAAGACTTCTACCAGACTTTCCTTTATATACCCAATCAAAAGGATGAACAGAGCATTTAACAGTGCTTCCATTACCAATTTTGATTTTAGGCGGCCATACTTGTTTAGACGAGTCTATAACTTTAGGAGCGCGTATCGTCTTAGCAATTACGTACCTACCTTTACTTTCTTTGTCACCAGTACCTTCTTTAACTTCAACACCTGCTTTTTCAAGTGCTTCAATATCCTTCTTACCTAACTGACAGATATCAATCTGGTACTTTTTCGACATATCATTAATCTCGTGAACACACGCCCATTGTCCTACGCCTTTAATAATCATTTTTGGTAGATTAGCCATATCATTTTTTTCCTATTTAATGTGTTTCAGCCCAATTAGCGCCAACCTTACTGTCAGCATTCAAGGGCAACCGAACCTTGAGCATACGCCCTGCTTCAAGCATTGTCAAGTCTGCTCCTTCTTTTATTTTATCAACATCATTTTGATGAACTTCAAACTGCATCTCATCATGAATTGTGTTGACCAAGTAGGCACGTAGCTTCTCTTTATGTATAAAATTTTCCATACAGATAGACCATTGCTTACAAGATATTGCTCCTGCACCCTGTAATAGAGTGTTTAGTGCTGCGTGTTGATGTCTAACATATATTCTCCTTCCATCTAAACCTTGTAACGAACCTTTCTCTGCCATACCTTGTACCTTAGTTATTAAGGCATCCAGTGATGGCATATTAGCTAAGAAATCTCTCTTTAATCTAGCACCGTCTTTAGCTGTACCGCCTACAACGCTACCTAGTTTCTCAGCACCAGCGCCATAAAGAAATGCATATATAAACGTCTTACTTTGAGCGCGAGTACTTAATCCAGCGGCTATTCTATTAGTCTCATGTGGATCACCATTAACCACAATGTCCATATACTCTTGATCACGCATATAGTGTGCTAACATACGTAGCTCTAAACCTTTAGCGTCCATACCAACTATTCTGTGGAAACTGTCAGGTACAGTAAAACAAGCTCTGCACTCTGTACCATATGGTTTATCTACTGCGACAATATTAGCCATGTTAGGATTAGAATGAGTCATACGTCCTGTAACTGCACCCATAGTATGTACTGTACCATGTAATCTATTGTTGTTGTCCAAATTCTCTAACCATGCTTCTACGGTCTTCCAGCGTGTTTCTAGCATCTTCCATTCTGCTAACTTCTTAGCAGCTTCTGGAGCCGTATTCACTACAGTAGCTAAATTTTCTTCACATACTTTGGGAGAGCCTTTAGGTGTAAAGACTTTAGGCTTCCATCCGTACTCATCAAGACGCTCTATAATCTGTTTAGGACTAGCTAGATTA